TAAACTCCGCCTCGCTCATCGCCTGCCGCCACTCCGCTACCGTCCTGCCCCCCAACGCCAGCGCCAGGGTGTGCCACATCCAGACTTCCGAGTGCCGGGTCAGCGCTTTTTTTTTCGGCGAACCCGTTCACGTCCAGAATCGCCGCGAGGATCGCGTTAGCTGCCGACCCCTTCAACCGCGCGGCATCGGCCAGCGTGAGCGCGGGCGTGCCGTCGGGCGATGCGAGAGATGCCACGATCAGGCGCGAGATGCTGGCCGCGCGCACGTCGTCGTTGTCCGAACCCTCGGCCAGTTGAAAGCGCCGGAACTCGACAGCGGGCAACTCGCGAAAATGCAGTTCGACATGCGACCCGTCCGGCATCTTGACCAGACGGGTCTGCAACGTCGCGCTGACGAACAGCGAATCGGGCAGCGCCATCGGTTACGGCTTCCACGTCGGCGTCACCACGCCCGAGCGTTGCAGGGTCAGCGTCCCGCGCACGATCTCGTTGGTCGCGATGTCGATGTTGACGTCGGAGACGTAGGCCAGGAACCCGAACGATGTACGGGCCGCGGGCGGCGTGATGACGTAGTCCGAATCGATCACGGTCGGCGCTGCGGTGCCGTCGGAAAGCGCGGCCAGCCACGAGATCGTGGTGCCCGCGTCTTTCAGGTCAAACAGCAGTTGATGCGACACGGCCTGCGGGTCGAGGTTGAACGGCACCGAGACCTGTCCCGGATTGCCCAGCCCGCGCACGAATGACTTGTCCACGAGGTCATTGAGGCAGGTCGATTCGATCTGGTCGGCCGCGCCGCCAAGGCCGGATACGCCAGTCGGACAGGTCACCTTGACGATCACCGGGACCGAGGAGGTCAGGTCATCGACGAAGAACAGTTCAGTACCTTGCGTTTTCAGCGCCATGGCGCGGCCCCTTGAAGAAAGGTTTCAGGTTGGAATGATGCGCTAAATTGATGACGAATTCAAACCGGCGGCGGCACGGTACAGCCAGATATCCGCCTGAATCGTGATGCGGTACAGCTTCGTTTCGGCCTCGCGCAGGTTTGGCGAGATGCCGGTCACATGCCCGCTCGCCTCGACGGCATCGCGCACGGCTGCGGCCAGTTGCTCGACGCCCTCGTCGCTTAGGTGCCAGCAGTCGATATCGACCGACATGCGATCCACGACCGGCGCGGCCGACAGTTCGTTTTCGGGGATGCCGCCCGCCAGCGCCCAGGTAACGTAGGGGCGCGTTGTGTCCTGCACGGCGCTCCGGTGCCGGTAGGCCCGCGTCGGGTTCGCGCCGATGATCGTTGTCACGGCGGCGCTGTCGGTCAGGATGGAATAGATCGGCGGCAGCATTATGCGGGCCTCCCTTGCTTGGCCAGACGCTTCACCACGCGCTCGATCGCGGCCAGCACCTCACGGGTCGCGGTCGAGATCGCCTCGGGTGCCTTGGCCACGAAGGCCGGCCGCATCCACGGCTCGGCGTCCTGCTTGCTCGTGCCCGACTCCAGCATGAAGGCGATGTCGTTGGCCTTGATCGGGCGCTTCCTGAACTTGCTCTTGGTGTTCGGGTACGCCTCCGGCTTGACGGTCACGATGTAGCGCTCGCCGCGCGTGCCGAACGGCTTCTTACGTTTCAGGATGACTTTCGACGCCGTGAAGCCGGTGCCGTAGCTTTCGCCAGTGCGGCCGGCGCGCGAGGTGACCGCAACCAGATTCGCTTTCGCCTGGTCGCCGATGACGCGCGCGCCCTTTCGCAGGCCAGAGCGCACCGGCCCGCCGCCCTTGCTCACGACCTCGACCGGCAGGCTTTTGAGCAGGGTGATGATCTGGTCGGCACCGCTGATGGTCATCTCCATCTTGAGGCTCATCCGTCGTCTACTCCTGAATCGCACATCAGGTTGATGTGCCGGCGCAGCGTCGGATCGGGCAGCACCGCGCGGATGTTGTAGACGTCGGCCCCGTGCGTGACACGCATGCGCGGCTCGATGCCGGGTCGGTAGCGAATCGTGATGCGCGTCGTGACCTTCGCTTGGATCGCCTCTGCGGCCACGAATTCGCGCCCAGAGAGCGGGTAGACTGCGGCAGGTATCAACGGCTCGTCGGACGACAGGATCGACGCCCAGGCCTCCACGACGGCCCCGGTATCGCTGTCTTGCGATGCAATCAACTCCTGCACGTCGATCCGGTGCCGGAGCCGCTGCGGGAGTTCGGCCGTCTTCACGTCGCGGTCCTGTCGGTCACGGCATACGGCATCCACAGCGATTCGGCCGCAGTGCGGTATTGCTCGCGCTCGCGGATGTCGCCGTCGTAGTCGGCCTGCACCATGAGGATGATCCCGTTGACTACGGCCGGCGCGTAGGCCACCACGTCCTCGCTGCTGCTGCTGCTCGACGATGAGGAGGACAGGACGGTCGGCTGCACCAGCGGCGCGAGGTCATCGACGCCCAGAAAGCGCCTGCACTCGTCCTCGGCCGAGTCGAGCAGCCGTTGCAACAGCGCGTCGTCGTCGGCCTGCGTCTGCCGGAGCGCGTCCTTGACCAGTTGCAATGCGATGATGCTCATGTCAGCCCTTCATAGAGGTCGATGTTGACGCCGACCCACTGCCGCAGCACCGAGCGGCTGGCGTCGACCGGCGCGGCGAAGTCGTCCCGGTGCCCCATGCCGATCCCGCCCCGGCCCGGTAGGCCTTTCAAACCGACGACCATGGCCGAGTCGTGCAGCGCGCGAGATCCGCCGAACTTGCGCCACAGGCCGAGATCGATGAACTTGTCCTGGCGCAGGCACTCGGCGCGGAACAGGTGCAGCGCGTCCCGGCCGCGCAGGCCGGTACTGCACAGGCTCGCGTGCTGATGGTTGCCGAGCTGGCGATACTTGCCGGTCGGGAGCTGGTAGTAGCGCGCGCGGATCTCGCCGACCAGCTCGGCCCGGTCGAGCCAGCCGTTGACGCGCTCGAGGTACTCCGGCGCATAGCAGTCGTCGTCCTCGATGACCAGCAGTCGCTCGTCATCGCGCACGCAGTCGAGGCCCTCCAGCAGGTTGCAGGCCTGCGTATTCAGTCCCGGTCGCCACTTGACCTCGGGCCGCACGACCTCGAGCGTCCAGCCCTGCCGCTTGAACGTGACCGGCTGCGGCTCTGCGCCGTCATCGACGACGATCCAGCGCACCAGGCCGGCATAGGTCTGGCGAGCCATCAGGCGTTCGCAGATCGCCCAGGCCTGCGGGCGGCATCCGGTGGCGGTGAGCAGCGTCAGCATTGCCCGACTCCGAAAACGTGCATTGGCAGGTCCAGAACCGTGTTGCGCGCCTCCCCGTGGTCATTGAGCGAGCAGGGAATCGAACCGGCGTTTTCGACCTGCACGTTGGAGAATCCGGCGTCGGCCATGAGCAGGCGCAGGCCCGATGCGGTGTACCGGTAGTAGTCGTCCGGGAAGCCGTGGATCGGGAAACTGGTCAGCGTCGTGATGACGATCCAGCCGCCCGGGCGAATCATCGCGCGCAACTGCGGCAGCGCCAGCCACGGGCGCGCGACATGCTCCAGCACCTCGCTGCACAGGATGCCGGAGAACCGGCCGGCCCACTCCGGCGGCGGCTCGTGGATGTCGATCACGCGATCCACGCCGGGACCGGGCTGCATGTCCACGCCCAGCCACTGCCCGCGCGCGAGGTCGCGGTTGACGATCCACCAGCACTGCGGGTTCGTCATGCGCGAGCCGATCTCCAGCACGTCATCGCCGAGCTTGTCGGCGTGCCGCTCGATGTAGGCTCGGATGCGGCCGCGCACGCTGCCCTCGGGAAGTGTCGGGCGGCTCATGACAGCGCCAATGCTTCGGCCAGCGGCATGCGCGGCCAACAGGTCAGCGCCGTTTCGCGCGAGCAGTTGATGATCTCGTGGCCGGACTTGTCGCGGGCGAGCTTGTCGAACTTGGCCATCCACTTCGGCATTGCGTTCGCGTTGCCCAATTCGCGCGGATGGTCGCCGTGCCAGTGCTTTTTCCCGCCCGTAGCCTGGCAGTCGAAGCCGAGCAGGATCACGCGCCGCGCGCCTGACTCAAGCGCGAGCGCCACGCATGCCGCCCCGCTGTTGCCGTAGCCGTCGAATGGTGCGGTGAGTCGCTGCACGCCGTATCGCCTGTCGATGAGATTGGTCGAGAACCGCAGCCCTGCGAACTGCTCGGCGACATCATCGCCCCAGACCTGCCACCAGCCGCGATCCATCGCGAAGAGCGCATCGGCCCACGGTGCGGCTTGGTACGTGGTGTTCGCGACGATCACGCCTCTTTCTTCGGGCGACCGCGCCGCTTCGCGCCATCGCTTGACGGTTTCGATGTCGTCTGTGGTGAGGCTTGGACCGCTGGCGAGGCAGACGACGACCCCGGTACGCCAACGGTCTCGAGAGGGACTGAGCGAATCACCTTCGTTTCATACCGCTCGACAAAACCGCGCCGCAGGAAGTCTGCGGCTTGGAAATCGGGCAGGTCCACGCGCTGGCCCTGCTTGAGCGTGCCCAGGCGGTCGTGATACAGCACCCGGCACTTGACGACTACATCCATGCAGCCTCCGCGAAAACGGGGAGCGAACCGGCAACCGTGGCGGCTCGCTCCCCCGGCCCGCTTTAGGCGGTCCAGTCGCCGTAGTAGATCCCGGCCGGACGATCACAGGCCAGCGCCAGCCGCTCTTCGGCGCGGATCGTGATCAGGTTCTTGGTGAAGTCGTCGTTGACGTAGCCCATCTCGACGACCGCGCCGCTGCGGTTGAACACCACGGCCGCATCGGAGAACCGCGCCATGATGATCTTCGCTGCGGCGAGGTAGGTCGAGAGCACCACGCGAACCCCGAACGGCGACATTCCACCGCCGGCACCGGGCAGGCCGTACAGATAGGTGCCGGTGTTTGCGCCTTCGCGTGCCCGCTCCATCGTTGCCCACGTTGCCGGGTTGACGATTGCGGTGTCGGGCACGTTGCCGGTCGCCCACATCGCATACTTCGCCCGGTTGATCGTGTCCACGAGGTTGGCGTCCGACTCCGGCGTGTAGGCCGTGAAGTTGCCCGAATCGGTAAACCCGCTCAGGTTCGGCGCGGTGCCGTTGCCGTTGATGAACTGGTTCTCGATCCGCTGCGCCAAACCGTCACGCAGGCGCGTCTCGATGTACGCCACGACGGCCGGCGCATCGGCGAGCAACTGGTTGCTGATCTTGATCCAGTGCGCGACGGTCTCGATGGGCACGTTGTACGGCGCAAACGTGATGTCGGACTCGAGCTTGGCCGCGCCCTGCGAGACTTCCGCCGCGCTGTTCGTGAAGGCGGTTTCGCGCAGGCTGTTGACCATGTTGCTCGTGACCGGGATCGAGCGCAGGACATCGCGCACGGTCAGCGGCACGAACGAACCGGGGATCATGCCCGGGCGCTGATCGGCCAGCGCGGTGGACGAGGTCGAGGTGACGGTGTTCTTCAGCTCGATGCGGGCGCGCTGCACTTGGCCGGCGACCAGTTGCTTGTACTGCTCGGACCGGACGAACTCTTCGCCCGCCGACAGCACCGGCGCTTCGGTTTTCGCGCTGGTCATCTTCTGCGCGAGGTCGGTGATCTCGTCGCGGATCGAGCGGAACTTCTCCGCCAGTGCGGTCACCTCGGCGCGGGTCTCGGAGTCGGCTTTGCCCTTCTCTTCGATCTGGCCGTGGAACTTGTCGATTGCGCCTTGGAGTTTCTCGCCCTGGGCCTTGAGACCGGCTTCAAGCGCTGCTTTGATTTCCGTGAGTTCCATGATTCGATGCTCCTGATGTGAAGTAGTCGCGAGAGAAAACAGACATCAACTCGTCTGCTGCGTGCTTCTCTTTCGCGCCTCGATCACCGAGAGCGATTCGTTTCACGCTTGATACCAGTGCGGTCGCATCGGTCCTCGAAAATCCGCCTGTATCACGCAGGAGGCTTTCGATTTCCTTGAGTGTGCCGCACGCTTCCAAAATCGATTTCACGTCGCCGATCTTTGCGCCGAGGTCGGCAGGTTCCTCGACCGGGGAGATTTCCACCAGATGAATCTCTTTGAGCAGTCGGCGGTCTTCGGCCAGAATCTCGACCTTCTTGGGAACGTAGCCGATGGACAGGCCATCCACCGCGCCGTGTTTCATCAACGCATACACGTCCTCGGCGACCGAGTGCCCCGGCGTCAGCTCGCCCGACACGAACAGGCCTTTTTCGTCAACGCGCATCTCGATCCACTTGCCGATGATCGGCCCGTAGTGGTTCCATCGCATGCGGATCGGCCGATCCCGGTTGCGGTTCTTCAGCGTCCGGTCGTAGGCCTTCGGGTCGATGGTGTCGCCGTAGGAATCGACGCCGCCGAACACGGACGCGTAGCCGCTGAACGCCATTCCGGCGCTGCTGAATTTGATGTCGAGCAAATCGAGCGGCAGGCGTTTCGTTTCCATGTCGGGCCTCGTTTCGGTCATTCTATCATTTGGGCAGCAAAAGCAAAATTTCCTCTCGGCGGCGCTTGAGTCGGCGCGCTGCCGCATCGTCGAACACCGGGAATGCAGGCCAGAGGATGTTTCCGCCGCCGCCCGATGGTGGCGGTGCGCCGACGCCGAGCAGGCCTTGCACGGCCACCAAGACGGGCGTAAAGCCGATCCCTTGCAGCGCGATTGCGCGGGCACTGAGGCTCATGCTGCACGCGAAACCGTAGTCACGTCGCCCGCCGTGCCGATAGACTGCACGATTGACCCGGCAACTCGGCTCGACGCGGTGACGGCCAGCGGCACGGTGATCCCGTGCAGCGCGGCCAGCTCGTCGATCATCAGTCCCGGATCGCCCGCGAACACCGAGACGCCTGCGGTCGTGGCAATGGTCACTGTGCCGGCCGCGTCCGCCACCGTCTGCGTCACCGCCCCGGCCTGGCGCGCCGTGGCGCTCACGGTCAGCGGGCTTCCGATCTCGAGCCCGTGCAGCAAATGGATTGCCAGCAGTCGCCGCGCCTGCGAACCGGTGATGGTGAAGAAAAGCGTGTCTCCGGTTGCCGCGAACACGTCCGCGCCGGTTTCGGTCGCCGCCATCGTACCGGAGACGACCACCACGCCGGATGAGGCCAGCACGTCCGATCCGGCCTCGGTTGCCGCCAAAGATCCGGTGACGGTCGTAGCGGTGCCGCCAGTTGCGGCGAATACGTCCGATCCGGTCTCGGTCGCAGCCAGCGCGCCCTCGACCAGAACCGTTCCAGCCGCGGCGAGCGTGTCGGAGCCGGTTTCGGTTGCGGCCAGCGTGCCGACGACCAGGACGACGCCGGACGCGGCCAGCGCGTCGGCACCGGTCTCGGTTGCTGCCAGCGTGCCGGTTGCGCCAGCGCCGCCCTGCTGCGAGAGCAGCGTGAGCAGCATCGGTTAGCCCGCCAGGGTCTGAAGCTGGTTCAGCGTCGTCTGCGTTTCGGCAAGGTCTGCGTCGATCCGAGCGGCTTGCTGCATGTCGCCCAACGCGACGGCAGAACCTCGCACGCTTTGAAGGTGCGTCAGCCGACGCTCGCACATCAGTATCAGTTCCGCGATTGTCATCAGATCACCATTTGCCGCAGCAGAACGGTCGAAGTGTTAAGCAGCATGTAGACGTAATAGATGTCCGTCGCGCCGTCTTTGTAGATCACATCAAACGCCGTATCGCCCAACAGGGCCGCGCCCTGCGGGTAAAGCATCGTTGACCACGGGAACATCTCCGAGCGCGCGAAGTCGTAGGCGAACCAGCGGCCCGTGGCCTCCTTTTGGATGTAGAGCGTACCGTTGTGCAGCGCGTATTTCGTGCCGGTCGTAAACGTCTCGGTGTTCGGGCTGTAGGTGATCGCCGCCCAAGCGTTGCCCGCGATGTCGTAGCGGTCGAGCAGCGCGCCAGCAGCGCCCCGGAACGAGTAGATGTAGCGCCCGTTCAGGATCAGGCTTTCGTTCGTCCAGTCAGCTTCGGGTGCGGAATGCACCCAGTGCCCCGACATGCCCGCGCCCGGCGCGCCGCCTCGCGCAACACCCGGCGACAGCGTTGACCATGTGTTCGCCGCGATGTCGTAGCGGTACATCGCAACCGCGTTGTTGCCGATGTAGTACAGGAAGTTGTCGTTGCCCGAGATGTCGTAGGTCGAGGTCGCGTCCGGGTTGGTCGTCCACGTTGCGACGGTCAGCGTGTCGGCGGTGTTCGCCGTGATCGTGCGAATCTGGCCCGCGCCCGTACCGTTCGTGATGCGTACCTGCGAGTTGATCCACTGGCTTGCCGTCCAAGTTTTGCCGGTCTGCGTCAGGGTCGTGCCTGTGGCCGAGGTCGCCGTCCCGGTGGCAAACGACTTGAACGCGCCATCGACAATTGACGGCGTGGCGATCAACTTGCCGTCTGTTCCGATGGACGCAGGCAGACCGGTCTGCGAGAGCGTCGTCCAGGTGTTTGTCGCGTAGTCGTAGACGCGGAACGATGCGGTCGTCAGCGTGCCAGCGCCGACCACATAGAAGCGCGGCGTCAGCAGCCGGTAGACCGTCGATGCACTGAATGCGCTGGCCTGCGTAGCGACCGTGATCACCGCGTTCGTGCCGATGGTGTTGCTCACGATGTCGAGCGCCAGGCCGTTGTTCGGGCCTGCCATGATCAACACCTTGTAGCCGCGCAGATCACGCGCCAGCGTCTGGTTGGTCGTGATCGTGCTGGTCGTGCCCCCGGTCGCGGTCAGCGATGCCACGCCAACAGTCGCGCCGGTTGACCATGCGCCCGCCGTGCCGCTGGCCCCGGCTCCGAATGTGCCCGCCAGCGCGGGCGAGGGCAGGTTGACCCAGCCATCCTCGGACGGGTTGTAGATTGCAGCCGCCGTATTGCTGGTGATCAGCATCTGCTGCTGGCGAAAGTTCCGCGACGACACGATGAACGATCCAGCCACCGACGAAACAGGCGACGGCGCGCAGAACTCCCAGCGCTTGAGGTCGAGGATTTTGCGATTGCCGTTTGTCGTAGCCATATCAGGTCACCGAGATGTTGCGTCGAAGGGAATCCGCCTGCATGTGCATCAGTGCAGGAATCTTGTCGTTGGCCGCGAAGCCGCCGATCTGCGTCTGGTTCGTGAGGGTCGCAAGCGTCTGTCCGCCTGAAATCGAGCCGACCGTCATGACAAGGTTAGCCGCTGTCGCCTGCCGCACTTCCATGATCGGCTGGCCCAGCGTGTTGGGCATCGCATAGCCGATGGTCTTGGTCAGCGCGCCGATGGCCATCCGCATTGCCTCGATGGCCTCGATCAGTTCGCCGTATACGGCCACCGGCATGGGGTTGGCGTCGGAGACATCGACCGCCGTGCCGTCTGCGCCGATGCCAACCTTGACGCGCTGGTGCAGCACGCCGCCGATGTCGTCGGCAGCGACTGTCGCGCCTACTCCTGGTGTGTAGCCTACGTTGTCAGCCATGGTCAGGTCGCGTGCGTGATCGTTGCTGAGTTGAGCGTAACCGTCTGCCCCGCCGTGATCGAGAGGCTGTCGAGGATGATGTCAGACGCAGACAGGCCGACGGTCAGGCCTGTGATCACATCGGTGCCGGTGCTGTCGCGGATGCGCGCTGCGGCAGCGGTGCCGGTGTTGTTGGCCGAAGTGTCGGACTTCGGGAACCCGGACAGCGTCAGCACGGCACCGGAGATAGTGCCGCTCGGGTCATTCAGCGTGAACTCGGCCAGGATGCTCGCCATGCCGGTCGTGCCGATCTGGAGGATGCCAGCGCCAGGCCCGCCGTCGATCTGGTCGCGCACGGCGGTCATGCGAGCGGTTTTCACTGCAATGGTGTAGGTGACGGCCATGGCCTATACTCCTGCGATCAATGCTCGTATGTCGTGATGGTGCGCGTGATCTCGTCGATCCCGTTGCGCTCGACGGTCTGGATTGCGCGGGTCGGATGCGAGTCGAGGACGGTGACCGGCGCGGGCGAAATCTCATTGTAGACGTTGACCTGCGGCGGCACCATTTTCGCCTCGGGGATCTGAATATGGTTGTGGATTACCGGGTTGACGACCAGCTCCATCTGCTCGATCTCCTGCTTGATCTGCAAGAACGCGTGATTCGCGACCTGCTGGACGTCGAGCGCCATCTTCGTCATCTGCTCGTTGTCGATGCCCACGCGCACCGTGATCGGCTGCGCGGGCGGCGGCTGGCGCTCCATCAGCGCGACCTGGCGGGCCTTGAACTCTTGGATGTCGCCCTGCATCGCATCGAAGCGCCGCTCGAGCGCCACCGCTGCGGATCGCTCCTCGACTTGGGCCGGCGTCGGCGCTGCGGGCTGGCCAAGGCGGTCGATAGGCATCATCGCGCCCTGCATGTAGAGGACATCGCCGTTTTCCTGCGGCGACTCGTTCATCCGCGCCCGCGCCTCGTTCGGCGTCAGCAAACCACCGCTGACCGCACCTTTCAGCGACTCAATCAGCGTCTTGTAATCGGCCGTCAGCAGCGCGTTGAAGTCGAATTCGATCTCGATATCGCGCCGGTCCCGGTCGGACAGAAGGTGCGTCTGCATGCTGATCTCGCACTTTTCCAGCAGCGGGCGCATGGTGAGCTTGTAAAAACCCTGCACGATCTCGTAGATGCCGGTGCCCCAGGTCGTTTGCCCGTTGTTGTCGTTGACCAGTACCGACGGCACGCCGTACCAGCGGCAGATCTCGGACAGTTGAAACTTCCGGCTTGACAGTAGCTCGATGTCCTGCGGCGAGAGCGAAATGGCCTCGAACTCGGTGCCCTTTTCCAGCACCATAAGCCGGTTGCTCTCGCCCGTCGTCAGGGTGGCGAACGCGGCTCGAGCCTCGGCGCGCTGGGCTTGCGTCAACAGCCGGTCGAGCTTCAAAACGCCGGACGGTTTCGCGCCGTTCTTGTAGACGTTCGTCACCGCTTTCTCGGCCGCGCTGGCGATGCCGAGCGTGTTGCGCTGGTAGGCGAGCGGCGACAGGCCGGTCAGCCCGTTGCCCATCAGCTTGAGGTGCCAGATCGAGCGCTCGCTGAAGATCGCAAGCGAACCGTTTTCAGTCTGGTACTGGTACGTCAGCGAGCCGTCGTCCATCAGCCGGACTTCCATCTGGCTCGACATCAGCGGCATGAGCGACACGATGCGGTCGCCGGATCGCGTGATCTGGCAGTACGAGTTGCCGAACAGTTCCAGTTGCAGGAAGACGGTTTCCCAGAATTCGATCCGGGTCTGATACCGGTTCGGCTTGCGGGCGAACAACTCGGCCAGCGGATGATCCGGCACCGGCACGCGGTCGGTGCCGACGCGCCGGTAGAAGTTCAGCGGCAGGCTGGCGGGCGTCTCGGACAGCAGCTTGACGCAGGCCCAGACGGCCGACAGTTGCATCGCGGTGTCGAAGGTGACCGGCGCGGCCGCATCGGCCTCGTAGGCGGGCATCGGGTACTGAATGCCGACCAGCCGCCGCAGGCCACCGAAGAGCCACTGCCCGACCTGGTAGAACGGGTTGACCATTTGACCTCTACACGATCAGCGGCGCGGCCAGATAGCCGTCGAAATCCCCGCCCGTTTCGACATTCTGCATGACGCCGACGGCCATCGCGAGCGCGACTGCGCCATCGATGCGCCCGGTCGCGCGGCCCTTGTTCAGCTTGCGATTTCCTGCCGCATCTTTCTCGATTCTGGCATTGGCCATGCACATTGTCAAAACCGGGTGACCGCCGTGGGCCATTTGCTCGTTGAGCAGCAGCGTCTCGAGGCTGTCGATAGCCGGTGCCATGTCGCGGAAGCCCTGGCCGAACTCCTTCAGCGGCCATTCGATGCCGAGCTTCTGCAATTCGGCTTGCAGGACGTCGAATCGCCAGCGGTCAAAGGCCATCGTTTGCAGGTCCATGCCGTCGATTGCGTCGGCAATGTCGCGCGCCACGGCCTCGTAGTCGATGCTGGCACCCGGCAGCGCCCTCAAAAAGCCCTGCTCGTGCCAGATGTCGTAGGGTGCGCGGTCCCTTTTCGCCCGGTCCCGCAGCCCTTTTTCGGGCGTCCAGAAGATCGGCCGCACATGCACGCGCTCGCCGTCCCATGCGGTCAGCACCAGTGCGGTCAGATCCTGCCGCGCCGACAGGTCGAGACCAGCCGCCACCGGGTTTTCGTAGAAAGCGCGGTCGTCCGGCTCGGCGCTGTTCGCGATCCAGACCGAGCGCGAGATGAACGGCGCGATTTTCTCGACGCGCTGGTTGAGCGCCAGGTTTCGGAACGTCGGCTCAAAGCTCGGCATCCGGGCGGCACGGTCGGCCTGCTCGCGCATGCCCTCCAGGCTCAGGAACTTGCCCAGCGCCGGATTCGCCGCAGCCCACGCGGCCGGATCGGTCAGCGCAGCCTCTTTCGGGGCCTCGTACAGGTGACAGACGACTCGCTTATCGCCCGAGGATCGCGCATCGTCGAGCCAGATCGAGAACAGGTCGGCGTCAGATGGTGCCTGCGTGCTGATCGCGAGCAGCAGTGCATGGCTGTACGCCCCCTGCGCGGTCACGATCGCGTCGACGAAATCGCTCTGCGGGCCGCGGATCTGGCCCACTTCGTCGAGGATTGCGAGCGCCGGCGATTTCCCGTGCGCGGTTTTTCCCTCGGCCGAGATAGCGTTGTACTCGACGTTGCGCGCCAGGCCGAAGATCCGCTTGCCACTGGGCACGATCCGGGTCTTGGCCGACAGCTCGGGCGAGAGCTGGATCATCTTCGACGCGTAGTTGTACACCTCGCCGGCTTGGTCGCGGCTCATTGCACCGGAGACGATCCGGCTGTTCTGCACCGCCTCGGGACCGGCAATGTGAGCCAGCAGGATGCAGGCAATGGTCGCGGTCTTGGCATTCTTGCGCGCCATCGACAGATATCCGCGCCGGGTGCCGGCCGGATTGTCGTAGATGTCGAGGATGAACCGGCGTTGGAACGGCTCAAGCCGCAGCGGCTGGCCCTGTAGATCGCCCTCCGGGACGACGCAGTACCGCTCAATGAACGCGCAGACGCGCCCGCCCCGGGTCATCAGGCCAGCAGTTCTTCGCCCGCGAGTGCTGCGTTGGCCTCGCGGGCCTGCATTTCCGTGCGCCGGGTCGAGGTCTGGTCGCGGATTCGGACCTGCACGATCAGCGAAACCGACCGCATCAGCGCCAGCTCCTTGCGCGCGAGTTGCTCAAGCACCGAGTGGCGCGGATTCATGACCGGCGTGCCGCGCGCGTTTTCCAGCACGCTGCCCTCGGCGTCCAGGCGCTCGGACTCGGTCTCGATGTCGGCTTGGCAGCGGGCGAGCTGCGCGGCCACCACCAGATCGGTCGGCGACCATTCGCCGCGCGCACGCGAAGCGATTATAGCCTCCCAGAATGGCCGATCCTGCGGGCGCAACCGGACATGCGCGGGCGGTTGCAGCAGCGGCAGAGACGCGTTGACCATGGCCTCGATGGCGGCTTTGGTCGAGTCGGAGCGCGGCTTTCGGGTCGGCTTCATGGGTCTTTGCGAAAAAAAACAGGTGGATGGTCGGTTTCCGTATAAGCCAACTTCTGACTTTTTTTCTACCCCCTCCCCGTCAGTCTGTCAATCCTGACAATCCTTACAGTCCGGGCGCTCAGTCGATGGGCCATCCATCTGCGCCGATGGTCTGGCGCTGCACGATGCCGAGGTCGTCGCGTGTCTTCTGCCAGTTCTCAGGCTTGTCTGCGCCACCCTTGAACAGCGGCACGACGTGGTCCAGTTCCATCGCGCGCTCGACTCGGCCCGCGGCGCTACACCCCACACAAAGCGGATGCGCCGCGAAGTAGAGCGCCCGCCTGGCCTGTAGCGCTCGACCTCGGACACGCGGGCTGCGGTCTCGTAGCCCTCGCTTCACAAGGTCGAGGTATCCACCCCGTCGCCTTCAGTCTCGAGCCTCGCCATTGCCGACTCCAGCTCGTCGATGCGCCACTGCGCTCGCTCGATCTGCTGCCCCTGCTGCCG